GCGATGCTGCACGATCTTGAGTTTGGTGACACGCAGGTAATTGTGAATGTTATGGTGCTGACAGAAGGATTTGATGCTCCGCCTGTATCCTGTATAATTCTAACTAGACCATGCTCACAAAAAGGCACAATGGTGCAGATGATTGGGCGTGGTTTGCGCATTCTTGATCCTGAGTTATACCCAAATACGATTAAGACCGATTGCGTTGTCATGGACTTTGGCACATCTATACTTACTCATGGAGCTTTAGATGAAACTGCAAACCTAGATGGAAGACCCAAAGACCCGGACGCCGAAGCGCCAACAAAAAAATGTCCAGAATGTGATAGCGAAGTTCCTTTAAATATTCGCGTATGTCCAATCTGTGAATATGAGTTCCAAAATAAAATCAAAGAAGAATTAGATAGCTTCGTTATGACTGAGTATGACCTGATGCAGATGTCTCCGTTTATGTGGATTGATGCGTTTGGAAATGGAAACGCTATGATGGCTATGGGCTTCAGTGGGTTTACTTTGGTAGGTAATATCGGAGAATACTGGATAGCCATCGTCAAGGCTCAGAATGGGCGTCCTAGAGTGGTTTCTATCGGTGATAAAGTACAAGCTATGGCAGCAGGTGATGATTTTCTCCGTGAGATTGAAGATAGCAACGCGGCTAACAAAAGTAAGCGTTGGTTAAATCAAGCGGCTACTGACAAGCAAAAGGATCACTTGCGTAGAAACGGCGTACAAATTAGCGCGATTGATTTCTCTTGGACTAAGTATAAGGCAGGATGTTGTTTGAGCTACTATTGGAATAAACAAAAGATTGATAAGATAATTTTCGAAAGAATAAAGCTGATGGAGATACAAGATGAATAGAAGCGAAATACTAAACACAGCTAAATTATACGTCACAAAAGACCGCGCATCTGATCATGGTGATATGGAAAGCAATTTTACTATGATTGCAGAATTATGGTCAATTTACTTAGGTGTAATTGTAAAGCCACATGACGTAGGTGTTATGATGAACCTCCTAAAAGTGGCACGCATTAAGTCTAACCCTAAACACTCTGACAACTGGGTGGATGGTGCAGGTTATATGGCATGTGGTGGTGAATTAGCCACACGGGAGTTATGATGCCAAGATTCGAAATGTATCTTATGCTTGCGCAGAAAAAAGAAGGTAACATTGAAACTTCTGAGTATGAAATAGTGTGCTGGGTCGATGACTCAAGCAACTTAAAAGAAATCCAATCAGTGGCTAATGAAGTGATTAATGATCACATAGAACGCGCTGAAAACCTTTTGCTGTTCGGGACTGCAAGCGTAAGGGTAAAGGGCAATGAAGTCTTAACTATTGGTTTTAGAAACAGTGAAGCAGATTCCGAAGAAATAGACGAAGCTATAGATTTGTTCGGTTTGCATGAAGGGGAGACGATACATTGACAGCAGCAAGTAACGCGCCATCCGCGCAAAAGCCACTAAAAGAGTTGGCATTTATATTAAGTAAATTTGGTTGGAATAAAAGGTTTTGCGATCTTACAGAAGAAGAAGTTCACACACTAATATTTGCCATACAAGAATCAACACCGCTAGATAAGGAGATTAAAATTGGGACACTCGAAGAAACCTACTATAAGTCAACAGGCACTTGGCCTTCTACTTCAATCCCATTCTAATGAAAATCCTATCGCAAATAATATTAAAGAAGCTGTAGATAATGCTATTGTAGCTAATGAAAGCAAGCGAGAACGCCGTTCTTATATCGGTGCGTCAAGCATTGGTGATGAGTGTCAGCGCAAGATACAGTATAGATATTTAAATTATACGATTGATGAAGACAAAGCATTTACTGCAAGAACTTTGCGTATATTCCAGTTCGGTCACGAGATTGAAGATTACGCGTCTAAATGGATAAAAGATGCAGGGTTTGATCTGCGAACTGAGCAGTCAGATGGTAAGCAGTTTGGATTTTCTATAGCTGATGGCGAAATAAAAGGTCACATAGATGGTGTTGTATGTGATGGTCCAGTTGCAATGGGCTATCCTTCCTTATGGGAATGTAAGTCAGCAAACGACAATAAGTTTAAGGCTTTTGTTCGTCATGGCGTTGCTAAAGCAAACCCAGTATATGCTACACAACTTGCGCTTTATCAAACATATATGGAGCTTCACGAAAACCCAGCTTTGTTTACTGTGGTGAATAAAAACACTTCAGAAGTTTATTACGAACTTGTTCCATATGATAAAAAATTAGCTCAACAGGCAAGCGACAAGGCAGTGAACATATTGACTGCCGCGAAAGCAGGTGACATTCTGCCTCGTATTGCTCATAGCAAAGACTTTTTTCTTTGTAAGTTTTGTGAGTTTACAGAAACTTGCTGGGGAGCTAATCAATGAATATAATGAGTTTTGGCAAGTCACCAAGGGATGTGGCGGAACGTATTTCTAAGGAAGTACCTCGTAGTATACAGCTACAGACGCTTATAGATACATATCCACAAGGTGTTCAAAGGGGTAAAGAATTCTATATAGGATCACTGCGCGGCGAAGCTGGCAGGTCTATGGTTATTAATATAGATCAAAGTAGTCCGTGGTTTCTTACAGGTAAAGACTTTGAATCTGGTGATGGCATTGGTGGTATCTGTAAGGTTTTAAAAGAAGGTAGAGGCTATACTTTAAAAGATTGCTTCGATCTATTTGAGGTCTATGTGCAGCCTGACTATGTAGCTCCACCTGATAACATTGTTAAGCCGAACAATCCGTCTAACTTTGCTGTTACAACTGCTCAAAGTGGATTCTCAAAACCCGAACAAAAGAAAAACATTAACCCAAGCACAGATTTTGAGGACGAATATAACTATACTGATGAGAATGGTGTAGTCATTGTGTCTGTAAGAAAATACTTTGAGCGTGACTTAACTGGAGAAATTATCCGGGATGATTTGGGTAAGCCTAAAAAGCAGTTCCGTCAATTCATGGAAGGTCGCCAAGGTATTCCAGAACCCAGACCATTATATAATATTCCGAACATTTTAGGTTCAGATAAAGTTATATGGGTGGAAGGCGAAAAGTGCGCAGATGCTTTGAATGCTATTGGATACAATGCAACATGCACCATAGGTGGTGCTGGTATGTTGTCAGAAAACACATCACACAAGTTTGATTTCTCTCCTATGAAGGGCAAGAATGTAATTCTATGGCCTGATAATGATGATGCTGGCAAGAAGCTTGCCGCACTTGTAGAAAAAAACGTTAAGCTTGCTGGTGCAAAAACAGTTATGATGCTTAAAATACCATCAACCAAGCCAGAGAAGTGGGACGCTGCTGATGCTATAGATGAAGAATTTAACATTACAAAGATGTTAAGGAAGAATGAGCGAAGCGTAAAGAAACCAATCAATCTGCTTGATGAAAGCCTTTTGATTAATGAATACTTTGTTGGCTCCGCTCCAACACAAAGCTTTTTAATCGGTGATACTATACCTCTTGGAGTTCCATGTGTATTTGCCGCCGCTGGTGATAGTGGTAAAGGCATGATGACGCTAGACTTAGCAATGAAAGTTGCATCTGGAACGTCTATGCAAAGTGCGTTTGGGGGTTTAGTTGCCCAACATGGCGATGTAATTCTAATTACTGCGGAAGATGATAAAGACGAGATGCACAGACGTATTGCGCGACTTGATCCTAAAAAATCTCGCGAAACATATAGCCACAAACTTCGCATATTGCCATTGCCAAACCTTGGTGGTGTGTTTCCAATCATGCAGAAGTTTGACAATACATATTTGATGGGTGATGAATTCTCTCGAATTTATGATCAGATGTTAGAGATGGAAACATTAAAGCTAATCGTAATTGACCCTATGGCCTCGTTTGTTCACGCAGATGTAAACGCTGATCCTGCGGCTGGAGCTGCATTTATGAGTTTACTTGCGCAGATGGCTACTGAAACTGGCGCTACTGTGATGGTCAACCACCACATGGCAAAGATTAAAGACAATGATCCTGTCAAAACACCAGAACAGGCTCGTAATCTTATTCGGGGTACTTCTGCTATCGTTGATGGCGTTCGGTCTGCTTTTGCAGTCTGGTCTGTAGATGAAAGCACAGGAAAACAACGATGTCGTGATCTTGAAATAGAATATACACGTAATGGTGTGTTTGATGGAGCTGTCGTTAAATCAAACGGGCCAGCTAATCGTGACATACGACACTTTATTCGTAACCCGAACACTGGTCTGCTAGAGGATCGCTCTGTAGATATTAGATCGCTTGTCATGTCGCATTCAGTTCGTCAACGCATGATCCACATTGTTGATTTCGTTCGAATGAGAGAAAACGAAGGACGCGCCGTGACTCATGGTGGTGCGCATGATGGAATATATCGTTCTATTCAAGAGTCAAATTCTCAAGAGCCATGCGCAGTATACCTAAAAACTGCTGGATTAGAGACAACAATTAAAAATGCGGTGACAAAAGCTTGTGCAGATGGGCTAATGCGCAAGTATTCAATGACATCATCGGGGTCTGAGAGATGGCTGGGTACAATTGATGGCCCAATGTCACGCGGTGAATATGAACGAGATACAGTTTGAGATAATATCTAGCAAAGGAATTAAAA